GGGTATCGAGGCGAAATTATGTTTAAGTTTCGTTTAATAAAAGATTGGAATCCCGGATGCACATACAACGTAGGCGATCGAGTCGGCCAACTAATAATTTTACCATATCCATTAATTAAGTTCATCGAAACCACCGAATTATCTAATAGTGAGCGCGGGACTGGTGGATTTGGGTCAACAGGAAACTAAGAAAAAATATGTTTAAAAATATAGATAACATCGAAAACACTTTGTGGACAGAAGCATTTCGTCCGGCAACCATTAATGGGTACATTGGTAATGAGCACATTATTGATAAAGTAAAAATTTTTATTGAAAACGGAGATGTTCCGCATTTACTATTCTTTGGGTCAGCTGGTACCGGTAAAACTACCTTAGCAAAAATTATTGCTAATAGTGTCGACGCGGATATAATGTATATAAACGCATCAGACGAAAACTCAGTAGACGCCGTACGAGATAAGATTAAACGATATGCTTCTACGGTAGGATTTAAAAAATGGAAAATTATTATACTAGATGAATCGGATTATCTTACGCCCAATGCCCAAGCAGCGTTACGTAATTTAATGGAAACATATAGCAAAACAACTAGGTTTATTTTAACTTGTAATTATATTGAAAAGATTATCGATCCAATTCAAAGTAGATGTCAAACATTTGCAATTACACCACCGAATAAAACTGATGTAGCAAAACGATTAGTTACAGTATTAGATGAAAAGGGCGTTGAATATGACATTAACGATATTGTAGCAATTATAAATTCTTCATATCCTGATATTCGTCGCGCGATTAATACAGCACAAGCTTCGGTAGTAAATAATAAATTACAATTAGACAAAGCTAGTTCTCTTCAAGCAAACTATATGTCAGAAGTTTTAGAATTGTTGAAAAATTCTAAAGATAAAAAAGCAGCATTTAATAAAATTCGCCAAGTAATTGCAGATAGCAAAGTTAGAGACTTTACTCCAATGTACACATTTTTGTATGACAGTTTAGATGAATTTGCCACAGGTCATATTGGTGGATCTATCTTAATCATAGCAGAAGCCCAATTTAAAGATGCATCGGTGGTTGACAAAGAAATCAACATCATGGCAATGTTTGTAAACTTATTAAACGAAATTTAACATGAACACCCCAAATATAAAGCCAACAGATATGCAACCTATCCAATGCACAGAATGCAATGGGTTGTATTTTCGTCAAGTAGTAGCAATTAATAAGGTTAGTCGATTATTAACCGGCGCTAATAAAGATACAATGGTGCCAATTCCAGTATTCCGATGCGATGATTGCGGCGCAATACCAGAAGAGTTTCAGCCAATTAAACTGAAAAAATAATGTCAGCAGCATATCATAAAGATAACATAACAATTGTTTTTAAAACATCAAATCGTAGCAATGCTCGTACTAAAATGAAAACGTTTCGAAACAAATGTATCGATGATATTCTAGGTATGAAACTCCCAGGAATTCCAGATACCGCAGTTATTGTGGAAATTGGATTAGGACGGTTGTTTGAAGCAAAATGGAAAATTAAATATAAACTATAATATGGCAGTAAAAAAAGGGGCAACCCAAGGTGCAACAATTTTCGATTTTATCGACGGAGTAACATACAAAAAGAAACAATGGTCAAGCTATTCAGAAACTGATCAGAAAAGATTCGCACCATTTATTGTGAATCGATGGCTGAGTATGCGTCAGGAGTTCACTGAACTAGTTAATGTGTTACAAACATACACAATTGGGTTGTTACGACCATCAGAAACATATCGTTTGTATCATGATTTTCTTCCGGCATCTAAAGGCTTTGCTAAATACATAAAAGGCAAAAAAGAAGATACCTATACCAAGGAACTGGTAGCACAAGTAGCTGAGCATTATCAAGTATCCAAACATGAAGCTGTTGAGTATATAGATTTAATGGATCTACATAGTTGCGATGCATTGATATCAAAATACGGATATACCGACAAAGAAAAACAAACTATATTAAAAGGTAAATAATGAATATAAACACACAAACACACTATCGGGGCAAAAATAGTCTATATAAATTTGCAGAAGAGTGGCAGCTTAATAGCTATGAATTTGATATTATAAAACGAATAGTTAGATGCCGTCACAAAGGCAACTTTGCAGAAGATTTAAAAAAGACAAACGATTTAATCAATATATATCTAGCAGAACAACAAGCTGCGTATGATCAGGTAAATATTTCAAATAATTTGTTGGAATTGCGAAAATAATTTCTTATAATATAAAAAAAGAGTATGACAAATCATGTATTTACATTTATAACGGCTACTGCTACGAATGGCACAATACAACTTGATTTAGATAATTATAAAGATATTAACTAATAACATATCAGTAATATGAAGTCAGGATACATTAGTCCAATATATAAATTATCATTAACTGATCCTAGCACAGTCCCCGCTAAGATATCGTACTCACAATTCGCAATGCATGAAAAATGTCCGAAACAGTGGGAACTGTCATACATAAAGAAGTTAGCGCCATTTACTCATAGTATTAATACAATATTTGGAACTGCGTTTCATGAAACCCTGCAAGAGTATCTTACAACAATGTACACTAAATCAGTCAATGAAGCCAATGATTTAGATCTGCCAAAAATGCTCACTGAAAATATGAAAACTGAGTATTTTAAGGGTGTTACTGAAAATAACGGCGTGCATTTTTCAACGCCGGCTGAATTAGAAGAATTTTTATCTGATGGTATTTCAATTTTAAATTGGTTCATAAAAAGAAGATCACAGTATTTTTCTACTAAACAGCATGAACTAATAGGCATCGAAGTTCAATTATGTATACCAGCATCGGATATTAATCCTTCAGTATATTGGTATGGCTTTATCGATGTTGTAATCAAAGACATCAAAAATAATCGAATTAATATTATTGATATTAAAACTAGCACAACCGGGTGGAATAAATATCAAAAAGCAGACAAATTAAAAGCAGCTCAGTTAGTTTCATATAAAAACTTTTATTCAAAACAGTTTGGATATCCAAAAGATAATATCGATATAGAATTTTTTGTAGTAAAACGAAAAATACAAGTAGATTCAATGTTCCCACAACACCGAATACAACAAATTTTTCCGGCATCTGGAAAGATTACCCAAAAGCAGGTGCAACAACAAATTGATAAGTTTATATCTATGTGTTTTGATTTGGATGGAAATAAAAATGAATCTAGAACATATATGCCGATTGCCGGAAAGGGTGCGAATAATTGTAAATGGTGTCCATTTAAAACTGATTATGAAAATTGTCCTAAGGAAAACAGGATACGAGAATGATTTAATCATATCATTATAAAATACGACAAATATTGATGAAAATAGCGATAATAGGAAATACAAATTGGCAAAATAAAAGAAAAGTAAAAGATATATTATATAGTATCAAACAAAAGTATCCAGAAGCTACAGTTGTAGGCGGCGGCGGAAAGGAAGGTGCCAATCATATGGTAAAAAAATATGCATTGGAGTTTGGGATGGAATATGCAGAATACAATCCATCATTTTCAGGATTTAATATGTATTCAGCCATGCCAAAATCATATTATGGAAAACAATATCATTTTAGCCAATTGCATCACAGAATGAAATTATTGGCATTAAGTTGTGATTATATAATGATTTTAACAAATGACCCCGAGCTAGATCCAGTTTTAAAAACAGCTTATAATCAAGCAAAAAAATCTAACAAATCGGTTGTTATTTTAAATTAAAATATTTATAATAAAGTTATAAACAAGAAAGAGTTTTTATGAAATTACCAGAACTAGAATCTGCTACCCTTAGTAAAAAGAAACGCAAGATTTTATTATTATCAGATGATTTGCGATTGCCATCTGGCATTGGAACTATATCTCGAGAAATTGTATTAAATACAGTTGATCATTATGATTGGGTACAGTTAGGAGCTGCATTAAATCATCCGGAGCACGGCAAAGGAATAGATGTATCTGCGGATATTACTAAAGAAACTGGAGTTAGTGATGTATCTGTAAAAATTATTCCGTGGTCTGGATATGGAGATCGTAATATCTTAATGGCATTAATTAATGCTGAAAAGCCTGACGCTATACTACATTTTACCGATCCTAGATATTGGACTTGGCTATATGCGTTAGAACATGAATTAAAAAATACATTTGAAATTCCAATTATTTATTATTCCATATGGGATGATTTGCCTTTCCCAATGTGGAACGCGCCATTTTACGGAAGTTGTGATTTAATCATGGGTATTAGTAAACAATCACATAATATTCACAACGAAGTATTAAAACAAAATGATTTCAATGTAATTGACTTGGATGAGCAACCATTAACTGATTTGATTACTCCGAAAACGATATTAACTAGTTTCGTACCACATGGACTAAATCATAATAAATTTAAACCAATATTGGATACTGACCCACTTTATCAAACTATGTTTAATGATATTAAAACAGGACATGATGTAGATTTTGTTGTGATGTGGAATAATCGAAATATCAGAAGAAAACAACCAGGCGATCTTATACTAGCATTCAAACAATTTAGATCAAGACTACCACAAGAACAACAAGATCGAGTTGCATTGCTATTACATACTGCTATTTCAGATGAAAATGGCACCGATTTACGGGCCGTATGGAAAGCCGTTGCTCCTGAGTGTAAAATTATATTCTCAGATAAGAAACTAGGCTTAGATGAACTTAATGCCATGTATAACGTGGCGGATGTGGTAGTTAATATAGCATCAAACGAAGGATGGGGACTAAGTAGTACGGAAGCAATGTTATCTGGTACTCCGATAATTAATAATGTTACCGGCGGGTTACAAGATCAATGTGGATTTCTAGACGAAAATGGAGAATGGATTCGTTTCAATGGCGAATTTACAAGCAACCATGCTGGAAAATATAAAAATCATGGCAAATGGGTTAAACCGGTATTTCCTAGTAACAGATCACTACAAGGATCGCCAATGACTCCATATATTTTTGATGACCGTGTTAATTTTGATGATGTGGCAAATGCTATCATGTATTGGTATAACATGGATTCTACTAAACGATTAGAATATGGAGCAACCGGTAGAACGTTTTGTTTAGAAAACGGATTAACGGCTGAACAAATGGGGAAATCAATGAAACGGTATATCGATATATTATTTGAGTATAAACCATTGGTATCAACAAGATATGTAGTTAAACCGGTTACAAAAAAACAATATAAAAATATAGGAATCACACAATGAGAAAAGTAGTTATAGCATCGCCACTAGCAACACAAAGTGGATATGGGCACCACGCGCGTGAATTTATCACAAACTCAATGGAATTGATGACACGAGCCGAATTAGGAGAAAATCAATGGGATATTAAACTAGTTTCGCTGCCATGGGGCCATACCCCATTTACTTATCCATTGCCGCTGCACTGGCAAACTGCAATGATTGGATTGCCATTACATGAACAGCCAGAAGTCTGGGTTCAGATTACAGTACCAAATGAGTTTCAAAATGTAGGAAAATACAATATTGGCGTAACTGCTGGAACAGAGGGCGATGTTTGCCCAAAAGAGTGGATTGAATCGATTAATAAAATGGATGTAGTTATAGTACCATCTCATTTCACTAAAACTGTATTCGAAAATACCGCAAAAGCCCATAACATGGGTATTACATGCAAACTCCGAGTCGTTAATGAATATTTTAGAGAATCAGTATATTCTACACAATTGGAAAGTGCACAAAAGGCATCAGAACGAATTCCAGAATTAGATAATATTTCAGAATCGTGGTGTTTTTTAGCAGTTGGTCATTGGTTAACTGGTATACTAAATGAAGATCGAAAAAATGTATCTGGATTAATATATAATTTCTTTAATACATATAAAGGAAAATCAAATGCCCCTGGATTGATTTTAAAAACGAGTGGAGCAACATATTCAGTAACAGACAGATACGAAATTGAAAATAAAATCAATCAAATACAAGATTTATTTGGAACCCGAAAGTTACCTAATGTGTATCTAGTGCACGGAGATTTATCAGATGCTGAAATGAATTCATTGTACAACCATCCTAAGGTAAAAGCAATGGTATCGTTTACTAGAGCTGAAGGTTTCGGTCGGCCGTTATTAGAATTCTCTACAACTGGTAAACCCATTATTGCCCCATATTATTCTGGTCAAGTCGACTTTTTACATCCGGAGTATATTTGTCGATTAGCCGGCGGACTCACACCAATTCATGAATCGGCCCAAAATAAATTTTTAATTGGGGAATCGAAATGGTTTACTGTAGATCATACTCATGCATCTAAAATGATGAAAGATGTTCAAAAACATTATAATAAATGGTTAGTATCTGCAAAAAAGCAACGAGTACATGTTAACAAACGTTTCACAAAAAAACATATCCAAGAAACGCAATATACTCTAGTATTTAAAGAAATTTTAGATGATCTAGAAAATATTCCGCGGCAACTAGAAATAAAACTTCCTAAGTTGACTTTGCCTAAATTAACCACAGTTTAGATTAGGATATATGTAATAATTTTCCTATATTAAAATAAAAAGTTATGAGAAGCAGAGATAGTGAAGATATATTAAATTGGTTAAAACGCATAATAGATTCATGTGAAACATTAGATCAAGGTCGTACGGCAGAACAATGTGTTTATAACTTTAAATTGAATTATATCATTCCTACTAAGTATGCATGGAAACTAGAAACGCTTACGCGTATCTTAAACTTAAAAATATGTGTTTTAGAGTTAAAATCTCGCAGTCGCGAAATTAAATCAACAGATAAATTAATTAATTAAATTTAACGATATATTAAATGGCAGTAAAAATATCATATGCAATTACAGTTTGCCATGAGTTTATAGAAATACAACGTCTTGTTGCCTTCCTATTACAACACAAACGTACGGAAGATGAGATATGTATTTTGCTAGATAAACCAAAAGCATCTACCGAACTTCTGAATTTGCTTTATATTTGGTCATCTAAAGATTACATCCGCCTTAAGGAAAGTGCATTTCAAGGACACTTTGCTGATTGGAAAAACGAACTAACTAGAATGTGTACGGGGGATGTAATCGTTAACATAGATGCTGATGAACTTCCATCTGAAAAGCTGATAGAGGCTATTCCACACTTAGTACAAGAAAACCCAGATGTCGACGCAATGCTTGTTCCTAGAGTAAACACGGTAGCTGGTTTAACTTCAGATCATGTAGCAAATTGGGGCTGGCAAGTAACACCTGAGGGATGGATTAATTGGCCTGATATGCAGTGGCGGATTTATAAAAATTCTCCAGATATTAAATGGGTAAGTAAGGTTCACGAAAGGTTGGAAGGGTTTAAGACATATACGGCACTGCCAAGTGACCCTGCATTTGCTCTTTTTCACCCTAAGACCATAGACAAACAAGAACGACAAAACAGTTATTACGATACATTATGAAAAAACGAGTATTAGTAACCGGAGGTGCTGGATTTATCGGTACAAATTTAATTAAATTACTGATCAGTAATAATTATGAGGTCATTTCAATTGATAATTATTTTACTGGAACTGTTACTAATCATGTACCCGGGGCTACATATATAAATCAAGATATTTTACAAATTTCGGATTTTTCAATATACGGAAAATTTGATGTAGTATTTCATTTAGCTGCAATTGCTAGAATTCAGCCATCATTTGATCAGCCGGTAGAATACTTTGAAAATAACGCAGTCGCTACTATGAAAATTGCAAAATTTTGTGTAGATACCAATACGCCATTAGTCTTTGCTGGATCTAGTTCGCATCATTCTGGTAAATTTAAGAATCCATATACATTTAGCAAAGATGTTGGAGAAGAAATAATTGATTTATTTCAACAACATTATAATTTAAATGCATCCGTAGCTAGATTTTACAATGTATATGGCCCACATCATCTTAAAAACGGCGGATATTGTACTGTTATTGGGAAATGGGAAATGGCTATCGAAACGAAACAACCTATAATAATATACGGTGATGGAACTAAACGTAGAGATTTTACGCATGTTAATGATGTCGTATCTGCATTATTATTAATTTTTGAAAAAAATGCATGGAGTCATATTTTTGAAATTGGCACTGGTAAAAATTATTCTATAATAGAAATTGCAAATATGTTTAAATACAATTCAATTGTATATGAAGATGATAAACCAGGAGAAGCAATTAATACTCTATGTGATTTTACTTTAGCTAAAAATGTATTGAATTGGGAATGTAAATTTAATATTAAAGATTATATTTTAAACTATATAGGATCATATGAATGATAATTTAATTATATACGTATCGTCTCGAAATAATTATGATATGCTGAAAGGCGAAGTATTTAAAAACATTAATACTGAAAGATTTGAATTGATTAATGTAGATGATAATTCTTCTGCAGACGAAGTTGCAACAGGAAAACAATATTGTTCTGAAAATAACATAGTTTTTTTAGAAAATAAAGACCGCGGGGTTCAAATGGCAACGCAAACATTAATTGATTTTATTAACGAGAACAGGCCGAATTGCAAATGGATAGTTTGTTTTCAACATGACATATATCCAATTTCTGAAAATTTCTTTAAAACATTATCTGGATATATTTCAGAAGAAAAATTAAATGAATTTGGTATAGTTGGCTTCAATGTTTTAGATAATGGAGATTATACTAATGATTGTTTAGATAAGTTTAGTAGCGGCGAATCACCGCTAGGGATGATTGGAATGGCACATTTATCAATTCGATCGAATTCTGGAAGATGGTTATGTCCTAAACAGCAAGATAAATTAATCAATTCAGGAAATTGGAATCAGCCATTTATTTCAGAATTTCCAATGTGGGCGGCAGTTGGCATCAATGTGTCGTTATGGAATAAATATATCAAACCAACAAATGAATATCATTTTCATCTATGGTTACCGGATATTGCAATGCAGTTTAATTATTTAAATTTTCCATGTTTAACTTTACCAAATTTGTATTGTTTAAATAATCAATTTTTAAAAGAAAAATATAATATTAATGCTAATTCCGCGACTGGTGCTAAATCAGGAAATGAATACCACTTTGGTAAATATTCAAATTTTGATGCTTGGCGTTCTCGATGGGGATGGGATTATGAAAATACAAATACTTTTGAATCAATTAAACAAAGTTACGATAACACGTTGATTGGTGAATATTATAAACACGATATACAAACAGGCCCATTAAGAAAATACGAATTATGAAAATACTAGTAACAGGAGCTGCCGGGTTAATTGCAAGTCATTTAGTAGATTTTTTATTAGAGCAAGGACATATTGTAGTAGGACTAGATGATATGTCATACGGAAATATTGAAAATTTAAAAAATGCACATCAAAATAAAAATTTTCACTTTAAGAAAACAAGAGTACAATTTTTGACTCTGCAGGAAGACAAATTTGATGTCATTTACCATTTAGCTTCAATGAAAAAGCCAGCAAATGGTATTATAAAGTCAGTTGATGTTTTAAAGGAAAATTATCAAATGATTGAAACAGTCGTTGCAGACGCAGTAAAGAATGGGTCATTTTTAATATTTACATCAACATCTGATGTATATGGTAATTCTGCAACATTTTTAGAATCAGAGGCAATTACTATCGGCCCGCCAACTAATGAACGATATTCATATGCATTATCTAAATTATATGGAGAACAATTTATTTTTAATGAAATTCAACAATCGAATTTAAAGGGATGCGTAGTTAGAGTATTTGGGTGTGCTTCTTGGCGATCTAATAAAAGTTGGTCTGGTGGGCATGTTCCATTATTTGTGGATAGAGCTTTGAAAGGCGAATCAATTCATATTCATGGAGATGGAATGCAAACTAGATCGATTAGTCACGCATTGGATATTGCCTGTGGTTTAAGTAAATTAATACAACATATTGATTCGGTCAATGGACAAATTATTAATTTTGGCACAAATGAACAAACTACGGTACGAGCAGTTGCTGAATATATTATATCTAAAACTAATTCAAAATCTGAATTAATTTTTGATGGCCGAGAACAAGTATTTGGAAATTATAAAGAAATCATGAATCGATTTGCAAATACGACTAAAGCAAAAGACTTAATTAACTTTACGATAAATTATTCAACTTATCAAGTTATAGATGAAATAATCAAGGTATATAGTGATGAAAATAGCGGTTATTACTCCGGTACAGCACATTAATGGTGTATTAGACATATTACAAACAAAAGGAGATGTATTTTTAAACGAAACTGCATCTAAATCTGAAGTTAGAGATCTTTTATTAAAAGAAAACATTGACACTATAATTTGTAATCCAAATCAACAGACATATAAAATTGACCATGAATTATTAAATGGTACTAATGTAACATTAATTAATACATGTTCAACTGGCATGAATCATATCGATCAGGAATATTGTAATTCTAATAATATTAATATATATTCTTTAACTAAAGATTATAAATTGATAAAACAATTGCCGTCGACATCCGAATTAGCATTCGGATTGATGTTGTCATTATTAAGAAACATTCCAACTGCAAATCAACACGTTTCTGAATATAAATGGGACTATACTAATTTTGTAGGCAGACAAGTTAAAGGATTAACGGTTGGTATAATTGGATATGGTCGTTTAGGAAAAATGATGTTCGATTATTGTAATGCATTTGGAGCTAAGGTGAAGATTTATGATCCATATGAAAAACAAAATTTGTCAGATGCATTTTTATTAAATCATTATGCAACATTGGAACATATGTTTGAAACATCTGATGTAATTTCATTGCACGTACATGTTACTAATGAAACTAAATATATGATAGATCGTAAGCTTCTTGGATTATGTAAAAATAGTCCTTATATTATAAATACATCGCGCGGAGAAATTGTACATGAACATGATATTGTTGATGCGCTAGATGCAAATTTAATAGCGGGATACGGAACTGATGTTATAGAGAATGAATTTGATGATTTAACTAAGTCACCGATAATCATAGCAATGAATAATAAAAAAAATATAATAGTTACTCCGCATATTGGCGGAATGACTCATGAAGGACAAAAAAAGGCATATACATGGGCAGTAAACAAACTTTAAAGGTATTAGTAATAATACCAACAAAATTAGATTCAACGAGACTTCAGAATAAAAATATTCAACAAATAAATGGAAAACCTATGGTTGAATATTCAATTGAATATGCAAAATCAAGTAAGTATAATCCTACAATTGTAGTTTCATCAGAAAGTCCGCATGTATGGGATATTGCGTTGAAAAATGATGTATTATGGACTGCGAGGCCAGATCATCTTTTAAAAGATGCTGAAGTAACTGATGTGTATATTGAGTTTTGTAGTAAAATTGAAGATGGACAGTATGATTTAGTTGTAGCATTACAGCCAGATAATCCAGATAGATCACATACATTAGACGAATGTATCGATTATATGATTTCAAATAATTATGATGATTTAATTACCGTTAATCCTTCATATAAACGAAGTGGGTCTGTTAGAGTGTTTAAATTTGAGTATTTAAAAAATTCAATGGTTAGTAAAAGAATTGGGTGTATACAAGATGCTGCAACCGATATTCATTATTTAGATGATTTAAAACAAGTAGAACAAAAAATAGGTTAATATGGCAAAATTTGGAAAAGAACGGTTTCCATCCAATTATCAAAATGCAGTAGGAATGAACTCAAGTTCAACGTTACATGAAAATTCAAAAGAATTGGTTAAACTACTTAAACAACATAATATTTTAAATTCCGAATCAAAGATCTTCGAGCTAGGATCAGGCCCTGGCAGAAATTTGCATTACATTAATGTCGAATTTAAAACGAATAACATTTATTGTAGTGATCTATTTGCAGAATCATCTAAGAATAATATGTCTGAGTCAATAAAGAATATTATTACATTTTATGAAGGTGACTCACAAGATATCATCGATAATAATATTATTGAAGATTTAGATTTGTTTTTAGTTTCAGATCATTTTATGCATTTACAATATGAAAAGGCCGATTATATTATCAAAATGATTTTAAAAAATTGGAATCCTAAATATATAATGTTACGCGAACTGAAAAAAGAATTTGAAACCCCAGACCATCCTAGACTATTTCATAATTATGATCAGTTTTTACAAAAATATGATTTAATTTTAGAAACAACTAGCAGGCAAACTGATGCATATTTTATTTGGTTATTAAAAAGAAAATAATATGAGAATAATAGCAGAAATTGGTTGGAATCACTGCGGTGATATGAATCTAGCAAAAGAAATGATTAAAGCGGCTGCAGACAGTGGAGCTGATTACGCCAAATTTCAAACTTGGTCTGTTTCTAGATTAAAAACAGGTGATTGGGACAACGATGGTCGCCGGGAGATTTATGAGCATGCTGAATTAACAAAAGAGCGCCATGAAGAATTAATTTCATATTGTAAAGAAATGAATATTTCATTCTTGTCATCAGTTTTTAGTACCGAAGATGCTAAACTATTAGTAGAATTAAAATGTAATTCAGTTAAAATACCTAGTTTTGAATCTAGAAATATTGAGTTAATTAAATATTGCAATGACCATTTTGAAACCGTATTTATGTCAACGGGTACATCAACATTGGAAGAAATTAAATATAGTATAAGTTTCTTTAATAAAGCAACATTATATTTAATGCACTGTGTTTCCGTATATCCTGGAAAATATGAAATTGCAAATCTTCCAAAAATGATTGCGTTAAAACAAGTACACAATTTAGTTGGATATAGCGATCATATCGAAGGAATTGAATCTGCTAAGATTGCATTAGGATTAGGCGCAGTTGTTATTGAAAAACATTTTACAATCGATAATAATCTTCCAGGCCGGGATAATAAGTTTGCAATACTTCCAAATGAATTACTTGGATTACGTAAATATATTAATTATATTCATGATATGATGATAGATCATGGAACTAGTTATAATGAATTAGAATCTGATTCAAGAACGAATTATGCAGGTAGATTTAATGGATAAAATTTCAGTTATAATTAGAACTCGCAATGAATCTGAATATATAGGTTTTGCAATTCAATCGGCTATTGATCATTTTAAAGATCCAGAAATTATCATTATGGATAATAATTCTAATGATGATTCTATAGAAATTGTAAATTTATTTTCGCTTAAAACAAATATACAAGTATTCAATATTGATAACTATAGTCCCGGTAGATCTATTAATGAAGCAGTAAAACGATGTAATAATGATATTATTTTAATTTTATCTGCACATTCTCAGATTCATAAAATGGATTATGAATATGTCCAGTCTTGTTTAAAAAATCATGTAGCAGTATTTGGGAAACAAACTCCTATATACAGAGGTAAAAAAATAACACCTAGATATATTTGGAGTCATTTTGGAACTGAAGAAGTTACTAATTTATTTTCAATCATTGAAGATAGATACTTTTTACATAATGCATTTTGTTTTTATAGTAAAGAACATTTATTAAAATATCCATTTGATGAAAAACTAGTAGGCAAAGAAGATAGATATTGGGCTATTGATCAAGTTGAACTTGGATATTCATTTTTTTATACACCAAAAATAGAAATTAACCATTATTGGACCAACAATGGAGCAACATGGAAAGGTTTAGCATGAAATTAGCAGTTTATACAGCATTATTTACGGACAATCCGGATTATTTATATGGTGATCTTATACCATATGTACATGATAAAAATGGAATAGATTATATTGCATTTACTAATAGTGATTATTTAGAATCCAATTTTTGGGATGTACGTAAAATGGATATATGGAGATCTGGTCGATGGACCGCTAGAAAATGTAAAACATCTCCGGAAGAATTATTACCTGAATACGATGCCTGGTTGTGGATGGATAATGAAATTTATTTTACATACGACCCACATGATTTATTTGCATTACATTTAAATGATTTTGATTTAGCAGTTCATGTTCATTGTGATCGAGATTGTATTTATCAAGAAGTAAATGAAACTATTGATAGAAACCCGCTGCGTGATCCTAAAGAAATGATTATTAATCAAGGAGTGGAGTACCAACAACAAGGATACCCAAAAAATACTGGTTTATATGAAAATGGTATATTATATCGACGAAACACTGAATTAATAAGAAATTTCAATAAAACGTGGTTTGAAGAAACTGCAAAATGGAATACTGAAGATCAAATTTCAATGATGTATGCATTATGGAAATATCCAGCTGTTACCGTTAATGCCTTAAAACAAACATTTGTTTCGCATAACTATAAAAACACGTATTTACCATTAACAGATCAATTTAAATGTTTGCCTAGATCGAATCGATATGTTAAAAAGTAAAATATTATTATTATTTACAAATCATAGAGTTGCTGAAAAACTATGGCCTATTATACCGCGGTTGGCCGATGAATATGAAATTGATTTATTTTGTGTTGGTCTATTTAGTTTACATACCCCATGGATTGGCGATATTGATGAACGTATTATTGCAATCAATAAATATAAACGGTATTTTAGTAATATAATTCAAGGACCTGGAATAAAATTTCATGGTGATAAAATACAACACTCATTGCTAGATTTTATTAATTTAAATTCGTATAAGTTTGTAATTTATGATGACAATCGAGAAATGCAAGAATTTAAAATTCCAGATTTTTATAATGAATGCAAACACAGAAATATTAAAGTAATTGGTAATGTACATGGCAATGAAGATGTTACGATAGATGCATCGGGTATTAGTTATGATTTTAAATTAGAATTTCACACCGGCGGAATTCCTGCGAATGATACATTAGCTAATGTAGTAGTTCAGCCCAGTCATATATTAGTTATAACCAATTACCTAGGCAATCGTGAATCTATATTTCCTATTAATTTCGATCAACATTTTGTTTATGAATCTGGAATTTTAGAATTATCTAAACATTTTAACTTACCAATAAAAGTAAAAATAAAAACAAGACTTGATAAACCAGATTTTATTAATGATATTTCATATGTAAATAATCTATTAGACTGCGAAGTTATAACAAATTCAGAAAATATTGATAATGTAATAGCCAATTCTGCTGTAGTTATATCAGCCCCATCTACATTATCATTTAAGTCGATTCAATTAGGAATTCCGACAGTATTGATTAAAGGGTGTGGACAAATTGGTAAATTCGATTCATATGCAGGATTAGTAGATCTAAGTAAACAACAAATATTTGATTCTATTCAACATCAAATTGATTGTGGTAAATTTAATGAATATATACAAAATACCATCGCAGGTGGCCTTGAATTTAATTCATCGCAAAAATATGTTAACTATATAAAAACAATGTTATGAAAATAATATACAGAATATCAGACACTGGTTATAAAAAAGAAAAACCAGATTACATAGACAACGAAACGTGTTTAGCTAATGCTATTAAAGTGTTCCACAATGTAGAATGGTCTATTATAGCAGACAATTGTAGCAAAGAAACATTGAACATGATTACTAAATATGTTCATCCTAATAAAATAACTACAGTGTCAGTAGGGCATGGAGCTGGTACATTTAATTTAGCATTAGATGAAGCACTCGAATACAGTGATGATGATATAGTTTACTTTATAGAAAATGATTATCTACACAAACCAGAATCCGTAAAAATACTAAAAGAAGGATTCGAATTGGGAGCTTCATTTGTTGCATTGTATGATCATCCAGATAAATACCTAGACCCGAGTAACGGAGGTAATCCATATAGTGCCGGGGGAGCGGAAGATACCCGAGTTTATTTAACTGACAGTTGTCATTGGAAAGTTACTAATTCAACAACAATGACATTTGCAGCAAAGGTATCCACATTAAAACGAGTAGAACCGATACTAAGAAAACATACATCGGGTACGCACCCAGATGACTTCCAAATGTTTTTGGAACTAAGACAACAAGGAGAATTATTAATAACACCTTTACCAGGATATGCAACACATGGCGAAACTGCGTGGTTATCTCCTTTAACAGATTGGAGCAAAGTATGATATCAGTAATTATCCCAACATATAAAAGTCCAGAAATGCTCGATCTATGTTTACGATCAGCAATCGAAGGACAAACAAATAAAAATCAGATCATAGTTGTAGTAGATGGGTTCTATGACTTAAATAAAGAGGTCTTAGACCGATGGACAGGCTCTATTGATATACTGAACCTACCGACCAATCAAGGTCTTTGTAGGGGCACTAATTTGGGGGTGTACAATGCCAGATACGATAAGATACTCATTGTTAATGATGACAACATATTTCCAAAATTTTGGGATGATAATCTAGAGTTAAACTGTATTGATGGTGCTGTAATTTCTCCTAATCAAATCGAACCCAGTCCAAGCATGTTCCCTCAGTTCCACATAAAGGATCTAGGAAAATCAATTAATTTATTTGATTTACCCCGATTTCAGGAATATGAAAAAGATTTAAATACAGTAACATATAAAAAAGTACCTGAAGAAACCGGCTCTACGCTCCCAATATTTATGTCTAAAACAGATTATTTAAGAGTAGGTGGGTGGGATGAAAATTACGAACATGGTATGGTCGCAGATTGGGACTTCTTTTTAAAATGCCAACTTTCAGGACTTAAAATGATTAGAACCTATAATTGCCATTTTTACCATTTTGCTTCAGTTTCAGTGAATGGAGAAAAAAGGCGGCGATCGGAGATTGCTGGTCATGAATATGCAAAATATAAATGGGGTGCTTATATTAAACATGATCCGGCTAACAACCTAAAGTTCATATAAAATGTATCAGAAAAATATTTCATATACATATTTATAATAAAATCTATAACTAACGCGAAATATATATATGTTTTATACGCCCGATTTAATTGTATTTACTGATAAATTAAATAGTTTAACTGTAAGATGAAGACTTCTACCCTGATTATGTTATCGTTGCCAGCTGTGTCGGTATCATTTATTTGTGCATACTTTTTTGAAATTTCAATGAATAATTTTGAACAGTATCTAGCAGTTATTGCAGTAATGATATTAGATGGATTTTTTGGAATTATAAAAGGTATCCGTGTAGAAGGATTTCAAACAAGAAAAGCAATTAATGTATTAAAAACATTGTTTACATGGATTTCAATACTCACGATACTACTCATGGTAGAAAAAGGGTTTCCTGGTACTGGATGGCTGTCTGAAACAATTATTATGCCATTTATTGTGTTTCAAATAATGTCTGCACTTAAAAATGCATCATTGGCCGGATTTATTCAAAATGACTTACTCAATACTATATTAGATAAAATTGATAAACACAAAGGGGGTCGTAATGAAAAACATGATAATCAAGATTAAAAATAGTTTAATTGAATTATTTAAAGACGATAATTCTATTAATGAAAAATCAATTATCGGATTTATGGCATTCATGATGATGGTAGTCACTTTAAGTATTGACATTTATACCGGTATAAAAGGATATGAACTGCCAATACATGAATTTGTATTTGATGGGTTCTTGTATATCACCATTGGTGCATTAGGAATTGCGTCATTTGATAAATTCTGGAGTAACCGAGGAAACGGAGACAAATGATATTAAAAATAGGTTCACAAGGTAAAGAAGTAAAAGCACTTCAAGAGTTTTTAAAAGTTAATACTACTGGGACATTTGGTCCTAAAACTGATGCCGCTGTTAAAGCTTGGCAAAAATCTAATGGATTAAAAGATGATGGGATCGTAGGCCCTGCTACTTGGGATGCTATGGGATTAGCAACTACTGATAAATCGGAATTAATATATACAACAAAAAACGGTTTAATAATTAACAGGCACTATCTACCTAAAAGTGAGTATAAAGAAGGTCCTATAAAAGCAGAATGGCTGTTTTTACATCACACTGCTGGTTGGAATAATCCTTATAAAGATATAGATAGTTGGGGTAGAGATTCAAGAGGCGCAATTGCAACTGAGTTTGTAATAGGTGGTCCTAAAATTACTGGAGATAATACCGATTATGATGGAGTAGTTACCCAAGCATTCCCAGCTGGGAATTGGGGATATCATTTAGGAAACAATGGATCTCCTGCTATGCATAAAAACTCTGTAGCAATAGAAGTTTGCAATTTTGGATATCTTGTAAATGGTAACGCCTATCAAGGTACTGCTGCCGAAAAATCTCAGATTGTAACATTGAATAAACCTTTTAGAGGCTATAAACAATGGCATAAATATTCAGATACCCAAATAGAATCCTTACGAAAATTAATTTTACATGTTGCTGATAGAGACAACATCGATGTAAGAGCAGGCCTGCCGGCTTTAATTAAAGAAAAAGGAGCTGATGCGTTTGAATGGAATAGTGATGCATATCATGGTAGAGTGAAGGGTTTATGGACTCATACTAATACCAGAAAAGATAAAACAGATATGTTTCCTCAACCTGAGTTGATGGATATGTTGGTAAGTTTATAGTAAATAAAAAGTAACAGTATATTTTTATTTATCAAATAATTTTCATAATATAATTATATGAATCTAAAACCAATATTTACATCATTTCTTCTGTTTGCAATAGGACAATTAGTAGTCTGGTTTCAGGTAAATGGTCCGATAATATGGCCACTAGCTAAACAGTACCGTTGGATATTACTCTTATTGGGCATTCCTATCACGTATATCTTTATGAAAGCAACTGAATCTGCTGTTATCGGCTTTTCAGGAGAATTTTGGCCTGCTCGATTTGTTTCATTTGTGGTCGGCATATTTATTTTCAGTGTGTTAACGTGGGTATTCCGAGGGGAAGGCATCAATATTAAAACAGCTGTATCTCTATGTTTAGCATTTACTATTATTTTTATCCAGCTCTTTTGGAAATCATAATATTTATATAAAAGACTATTATATCAATCATGTTAACAGAATACGAAACACAATCTGGTTTATCTCCAACTATTTGGAAAGACGAAACTATTCCGACTAGTATTCGTCTAGGATTATTAAAGATTGCAAAGTATTTTTATGACTTTTTAGATGTTAACGCTGCAATCAAAGATATAATACTCACCGGCTCATCTGTGAATTATAATTGGACTCCAAATTCTGATATTGATTTACATGTTGTGATTGAATATTCTGATGTAGATAAAAATGAAGATCTTGTTCGTAATTTAATGATGGCTAAGAAAAGTATATGGAATTCTAAATACCCATTAAAACTTGGAAATATGGATATTGAACTGTATGCACAGGATGCATCAGAGCCACACACATCAACCGGCGTATATTCATTAATGAAAAACAAATGGATAAAAAAACCAAACTATCAAGAAATACAGATCGATGACCAAGAAATTGCAGAAAAAGCAGCTCCATTTGTATATATGATCAGTCAAATTAATGCAAACGATACTACCGCATTAGAAGATATTGACCGACTACGTGATAAATTGAAAAAATTTAGAAAATGTGGGTTAGATGCCGGCGGAGAATATTCTATAGAAAATTTAGCATTTAAATGGTTACGTAATGAAGGATATCTAACTCGTTTATCAGAATTAAGAGAAAAAGTTATGATGCAAAACATGGAATTGACAGAAAATAAAACTATTGATGTGGAATCTACAATACGTAGACATTTATATACTAAAGACAAATTAACTGATGACGAATGGTCGATGCTTTCTGAATACATGGATGCCGTAACAGATCCAATGGGACAGTGGGAACACCCCGGCGTTTGCACTATAATACCAGGAAATGCTATTACAATGCAATTTGTTAATTATCCAGTATTTGGATTTGATGACACTGGCCATCACATTATAATGAAACCAAATGAACGACATAGATATCCCGGAAACAAAGTTTTTGAAATACCTATGAATAGAGCCGATTATTTAGAACTAGTAGAAAGATTAACGAGATGAAATCAAGAGGGCTAGGAGACGATATTAAAAAAATAACATCTGCAACGCGTTTAGATCAACTGTCAAAACATATTGCTAAAATATTAGATGAAGACTGTGGATGTGATAACCGACAAGAGTGGCTAAATGAAAAAACTAAAAATTGGCCGATTTATAAAAAAAAAGGAATATAGATGGCAACAATAAGTAAAATTGGAATAACAGATGGGTCTTCAATTCAAGCAGAACACATTACTAGAATTATTAATAGTCTAGATGGTACTGCTACTACCGATATCATAGCAACAGGCTCGTTTACGGGGTCATTTACTGGAAATGGTAGTAGCTTAACTGGTGTTATTGGTGAGTGGGATGGCACTTTGAATGGGAATGCACAAATTACCGGATCATTAACAGTAACAGGTGCTGGTTCGGTGGTAGATTTCACGGCAGCAACTGCAATCAGCGAATCGGCTGTTAATATTACAACTAGCTTGAGAGTTCCTGGTAGTTTTAATACTGATTATTTTCTTGCAGAAAGCGGATCATATAATCTAGAAAGTATGATCAATTCAGGCGGTACTGTTGATATAGATTTAAAACATGCAGCTCCATTATTTATTACACTTCCAGCTCCGGCGCAATATGTTGGATCTCAATATACATTTACATTTCAGAGAAATACTCCAAATGCCAGTGCATATGTTCGTTTTGGCGAAGCAACTACAAGACTAGCAGCAACTGTTGTTGATGTTACCGGAAATTCGTTTATGACAAAAGCAACAACTATAGTTTCATCATCACTAGGAACGCCAACCCCAGAAACAAGAATAGATCTTATTGCAGGAAAGACTTTTTGGCATATGAACATAGTAACGGAAAATGGCAACAATTGGTACTCTGCTTAACAAGGATAAAATATGATACGAGAAGATTACAACGAACACGAAGGCAAAATGGCAAAACAGGATGCAATGGAATGTGCAGACGATGCTCAAGCAGTTGCTAATATGATTCACGAAACGGATGATTTGCCAGAATGGGTAGAAGCTAAAATAACATTGGCTGCTGAATATATGAACACAGTAAAAGATTGGTTAACATATAATAAAGCTGGTGATGCCCGGTCTGCCATGAAAATGCAATTAAAGGCATTGATGCCAGAACGCATAGAAAAGATAGATGATAAATGGGTTGTATATCCTAGCAAAGGCGGAAATAGATTAGGTACCCACGACACTAAAAAATCAGCTTTAAAACAGTTAGCCGCAATCGAAATAAATAAAGGTAAACGATGAATTTATTAAAATACTTGCTAGTAGAACAACGTACGGGTTGCCCGATTGCAACTCAAGATATGAATGTTAATCTCAAGAATCGAAAAAACGCAATCAATGAATACATGTATGGACCATTGGATCCAAATCAGCCAAATAAAGAATATTGGCAAAAAATTGCATTAGAATGGAATTTGGACGATATCGAACAAGCAAAGAGTGCTAGATGCGGTAACTGTGCTGCATTTGATATTACAGATAAAATGCAATCATGTATTGCCAAAGGTATAGGTTCTGAACCAGGTAGCGACGCCATGGATACTATTAATGCAGGAACATTAGGATACTGTAAATTTTTGAAATTTAAATGTGCTGCAAAAAGAACATGTAGTGCATGGGTCGAAGGCGGTCCGATTAAATCTAAATCATAAAATGCCAAATAAAATACAAAATATAATTAACGAAGATTTGCGAGATTGGTTGGGCACTGGCGACAAAGGTGGTGTTGGCGGCGGAGGATGGGATCGCTACAATTCACAAGGTGATCGAGTCGGAAAATGCGGAGATGCCAAAGACGGAGATCCATATTCTGCTTGTTTGTCTAAAGAAAAAGCAGAAAAGCTAGGTAAAGATGGCAGAGCTAAATTCGTACGAAGAAAACGAGCCGCACAGAAAAAAGGTGGCGATGCAGCAAAAGGCGGAGAACAAAAAAAAGGTCAAAAGCCAATTCGGGTAAAAACGGAACTCGCAGAAAAATTAAATTTATTTCTGGAAAAGAATGTTCCAAATGATCCTAATAAATGGTCGTATGCAAAGAGCCAAGCAAAAAAGAAGTATGATGTATATCCCTCAGCATACGCAAATGCATGGGCTTCAAAAAAATATAAAGAACTTGGTGGAACATGGAGAACAGCAAAATGATAACACTTAAACGCATATTAACAGAATCAAAACAACTAGAATTTAAACGGTTGCCATTAACATATGGATTAACAGATCTGTCTCCTATTATAGATGCAGAAACCATGCAAGAACATTATACAAAACATTATAAAGGCTATACTGATAAATTTAATTCAGCTTGTACAGAATTTAATTATACTTCCGATAAACATGGTTTATTAGAGCGAGCCATTGATATTTGTAAAAAATATTATAAAAAAGATGTTATTAGAAATAACGGCGGTGGATATATAAACCATTTGTTGTATTTTGAAAATATGACACCTAATTATAAACCACCTAGTTCAAAATTAAAGGCAATGCTAGATGATGCTTTCGGAAGTATTTCTAAATTTAAAGAACAGTTTAAACAAGCTGGACTAGATAGATTTGGTTCGGGTTGGGTTTGGTTGTGTGTAAATAATGGTAAATTGGAAATATCTACAACATCAAATCAAGACAATCCATATTTTGATAGTAGTATATCAGGAACACCGATATTGGCAATGGATGTTTGGGAGCATGCATATTATTTAAAACATCAAAGCAACCGGGCTTCATATATCAACGATTTTTTTAGAGTTATTGATTGGCAGGTAGTTGAAACGAGAATATAGAAAAAAATTATGATACGTTTAAAACCATTACTAACAGAAACCGTTAAAGATGCATCTTTTATCGACCGGTTAAAGAAATATGAAAACAGTAAAGGAAATCCGAGCGGGGGATGGGATCCATCAAAGCAAAAATGGTTTCCACATGGAAGCCCAGAAGGTGGCACTAAAACTATTGCATATGGTCATAAATTACAGTCAAATTCTGAATATCCAAACGGAATTACAGATACAGACGCGTCCAAACTTCTAGAACGCGATATTGACAATGCAATTACCAAAATAAAAAATGCATTAAAGATTACTAATTTTGATTCGCTTCCGTCATATGTACAGCAAGCGCTTGTTAACGCAACTTTCCGGGGTGAATTAAAATATGGACACACGGCAGTTGGATATATGAGAAACCGCCAATGGGATAAAGTAGCAAATGAATATTTAGATAATGATAATTACAGATCTGGATCTGATGGACTTAGGGCCCGAATGGAATGGAATGCAAATCAATTTCGCAAATATGGTGAAGAACAATCATTATCACAACTAATTCAACTTAAAAATACAGATGTGCAGATAGTTAAGCCAATAGTAAACCCTGGCCAGCAAATAACTATTCGAATAGTAAACCCATCGTTAAAACAAGTAGATGCGGATTTTAAAGTTGTCGTAGCTCAAATATACAGTAATACCGGGGAGTTAATAAAAAAACATCGATGGGAAGATATTGAACAAGGAATCCTTCAATTCAATGCCCCAGCAGAAGCTGGTAACTATATTATAAAATTGAATCGATCGGCAACCGTACCAGTGCGAGTTGCTGACTAAATATTTGGAATTTATTATTTATTTATTTATAATAAGTATATGAATGATAGTAATCAATTAGACCGATTAATAAAAATATCAATGTTGTTTCTTGAATCTTTTAATGATACTCATTCTAAACAACAAGTATTAGATTTATTTCCAAAATATTGGAATCTAGAAAAATGCAATGTGGTTTTAGATAATCTACTAGCATATTGCATACAGTCAGAAAACGAGTTTTGGGAACAAGCAGCTGTTATAAGAAATGTCAAAGAAAAAATTAACTCATAGAGGAACATACCAATTAATAATATTTAATGATGATCATCATACATTCGATGAAATTATTAATTTATTGATAAGTTATGCTGGCCATTTGCCGACACAGGCTCTACAATGCGCTAGTATAATTCACAATACTGGTAAATATCCGGTAGTAGAAGATAAATATGATGTTTGTTATGACACATACCAATGTTTACTAGAATATAATATAGTTATGGAAATTATAAAAAAACGTAAATATGATGCTAATTCACACAGTTAAAAAACAATTATTAAGTATGCGTATTGCAGTACTACATGCTACATATCATCGCAATTTAAAAAAAGCAACTCTCGCTAAAATGAAAAAAAATCTAGTCGACTTTCAAAAATATATTTATAAGTCAGAAGATGCATGGCGAAAAATGGTAAGATTGATAACAAAACAAAATTTATATAAATAAAAAATAAAACAATGGGTAAAAAAGATGCATATTCGGGAATGGCACCAAAAGACATTTCTACATTAGCAATGGATCGATTCATTCGACGAAATGAACAAAAAAATCAATATACACAAACATTACCGGCTAGAAGAAAAGATGATAGTATACCAATTCATATGTGGCCGTTAAAAGATCAATTGCAATACTGGGAAAATAGATCAGACCAAGACCGATTCCATGAAAAATATATGTCGTATAGTCTCTGGCATGATGAAGTAAAGCGTATATCTGGTGTGTATCCGGCAACTTTTTTAGATTATACTTCTAAACTCAAAACGGAAATTCGTGCAATGTATGATCAATGTATGAACCCCAAATTAGCAGTATTAGAACTAAGAAAACATGGTGTATACTAATGGCTGATAAAAAGGAATATTCTTATATTTATGGCATCGGTCGTAGTTCGTTAAATTTAAGTGAATCTGATATTAGATATGCCATAGAAAATACAAAATCTAATGCAGAGGCTGCTAGATTTCTTAAGGTGTCATTTACGTCGTATAAGAAATATGCTAAAATGTATATCGATCATGGTACCGGTAACACATTGTATGATTTACACACTAACCAAGCCGGTAAAGGAATTAATAAGGAGACACCGAATGCAACATCTGGTAGATATTCTATAGAAAAAATATTAGCCGGAGAACATCCTAATTATCCTGTGTGGAAAATACGAAATCGCGTATTGGCACTAGGAATTATGCCAGAAGAATGTAGTAGTTGCGGATATTCAGAAAGGCGTATAACAGATGACACGGTGCCACTTCTATTAGATCATATTGATGGAGATAAAACCAATCATTGTGTAGAAAATTTACATATGCTTTGTTTGAATTGTTATTATCAACAAGCTGGCAATCCGTTCAACGAGCAAAAGGAACAGTACTGGAATTATAATAATTTATCCTGATATATATTAGTATATGATTTATCTCAAAAAATTAGTAACAGAAGGTCGATATGATTCATTAACAGGCGCACTGTCTAAAACATTGTTACAGACAATAAAAAACAGTTATACAGCTATTAATAGCCCAGATGGAAAATTTGCTGGAATTAAGATATATTTTAAAAAAGGCGAAACAGTACCGGAAATTACAGCATCTAATTTCAAAGAAATATATTTTCAAGAAGTAGAAAATACTGATATTCCTATAGAATTTTATTTATCACTTAAAGTTCAGTGGATTCAAGGATTTGCTGATCTTCGAAAAGGTGGTGATGCTTGGAATGATAGCTGGGAAGAAATTCCAGATGATGGCTCTGACCTACCATTGGTTGAAATCCGATTTGAAATTGATCCATCGGAATACCCTGCCGTATTAAGTGAAATAGCAATGGACCTTCGTGACACTCTTCGACACGAAATAGAACATCTTACTCAAAGCGGTCCGAATTTGATATCAGGTAAATTTATCCCATCAGATTCGGAATTGAGATCTAAAATAGAAACTGGCGAATTGCCGGCAAAAGAATACTTTATGTTGCCAAAAGAGGTAGATGCAAATATTCAAGGATTATATTTTTCTGCTAAAAAACGAAGAGTTGCATTTAAACAAGTAGTTGATGAATATCTAAATTTATTTGTTATAGACAATACAATCAGTAAAGAAGATAAACAAGAAATAGTTAATACGTGGCGGAGACGATTGCCAGCTCTTGGAATCAAACAGGAATTATAAATGGAAGAAATAACTCTTTGCACTACATGTGCTATAGCACTAGTAAAAGATATTAATGAAGGTAAATTGACTTTAACAGAAGCAAAATACCAGGGAAGAAAAGTTACGCTGAACAAACCAATGCGTACTGGTACTAATGAACCTAAAAAATTCAAAGTGTATGTTAAAGACCCGACAACTGGGAATGTTAAAATGGTTCGATTTGGTCATCAAGGCGGTGGAGTCAATCCAGATAAAAAAACAATGCGAATAAAAAAGTCAAACCCTGCGCGACGAAAGTCATTTAGAGCAAGACATAACTGTGATAATCCGGGATCTAAAACTAAAGCAAGATACTGGTCATGTAAAATGTGGTAACAAAACTACAGTTTTATTTGTATTTTAACATAAATTTTATTATTTTACTAAAAAAAGTATTATTATGTCTATATCCAATGAAGAATACTATGAAGAGTTATTATATAACGCACATCATCTAGGAATTCATGATCATGTGTTACAATTGGCTAGTTCAATTAGAACAAACAATGAATCGCTAGATCTAGTAGATGCGTACGCTACTGCATTTCATCGACTAACCGAGTATGAATACCCTAAATTTGAAAATAACGAACACCATACGCATTAATTAATATTGTTGGATACTTGATATACAAAAACAATTTGTTGTTGTAAACCGACGATAATAAAGAAATACAAACAACATACAATCAAACGAGGTGTAATACGAAAAGACCAATTGGATGCTGGTTACTTTGATATGGATTTTTGTGAAACGTATTATAGAATCAAAAAAGAAGTATTCGCATACAAAAAAACATAAGAATTGTTTCTTGGATTAACGCAAAACAATTCTTATACTCATTATGAATTTAAATTAGTAGTTATGAAAAATGATGAAATTGTTATCGGAAAACCTAAACAAAACACCGCGATAACAGAAAGAAAACAATTTAACGGCCGAACCATACTAATGCCAGTGTATGTGTCAAATCATATTACTGATGAAATGATTGACTTATTTTTATCTAGCGGCCAATCAATGACAGTTAATGCCGGTCGTATATCGGAACAGGTAGTACTACCATATCTCGAAAAACATTTTGATAATAAAGGAAAAGTAGTAGATGCGGATGGGTATGATCACTTATTCGAAAGTGGTATTCGTAATGAGCATAAAAAGTTAGTAATACGTAAAACTTCCGCTAGCGCCAAAAATATAGGAAAAAACAAGCAAGGCAAATGTGATACAATTTCATTTCACCATGCAGGAGTTAACTCAATATTTGTTATTGATTCTAATACATTTTATAAACATGTTATACTAAATTATGACATCACCAGCAACTGTTGGGATGTAAATTTTTATACAGATATGAAGCTCCAGGGCAAAGGAAAGCGTATAGGATGTAATGCATGGAAAAACACAGAAATGTTATTAAATTTTGCAACTAAATTAGAATTATAAATACTTATTAATAATTTTACTAGTAAAAATACAGCAGCAAATTTGGTTGTTTGCTGTATTTTTACTATTATTTAAATAAATAAAAACTAAAAGGATAAACAAGTTATGGCAAAACAAATTGATTTTAAATCAGATGCTAGAAGAAAATTAAAGAGTGGAATTGATCAATTAGCAGCGGCGGTTAGTTGCACATTAGGACCAAAAGGCCGAAACGTTGTATTAGAACGCCCACATGGTGCACCGTACATTACAAAAGATGGCGTATCGGTTGCAAAAGAAATTGTGTTAGAGGATCCTGTAGAAAATGCCGGGGCTCAAATGCTTAAAGAAGTTGCTTCAAAAACAGCGGATATTGCTGGCGATGGAACAACAACAGCAACCGTATTAGCTCGAGCTATTGTGCATGAGGGAATTAAAAGAATCGAAGCTGGCGCAAATCCAATTGAGGTTAAACGAGGAATTGATAAAGCAGTTAAGTTAGTAGTAGACCGGTTGAAATCTAAATCGATAATCATTAGTTCGAATAGTGATCAAATTAAGCAGGTAGCTACTATATCAGCAAACAATGATAGCGTCATTGGCGAGCTTATCGCCGCAGCAATTAAAGTAGTTGGTAACGACGGCGTAATTACAGTAGAAGAAGCAAAAGGCACAGAAACTGAAGTTAAGACTGTTGATGGTATGCAATTTGACCGCGGGTATTTATCACCATATTTTGTTACTAACACCGAAAAGATGCGAACCGACATGGATAATCCATTAATTTTATTGGTAGATAAAAAGATTTCCAGCATGAAGGAAATTCTTCATATACTCGAGCCGGTAGCGCAATCAGGTAAGCCTTTATTAATTATTGCTGAGGATGTTGATGGAGAAGCATTATCCACACTAGTCGTTAATAAAATTAGGGGATCATTAAACATTGCATGTGTCAAAGCACCTGGATTTGGTGATAGTAGAAAAGCAATGCTAGAAGATATTGCTTTACTAACTGGTGCTACTGTGGTATCCGAAGAGCGGGGCGTTACTATGGATTCGATTAATATGGATTCATTAGGCACTGCAGATAAAGTAGAAATTGGCAAGGAAAAAACAACTATAATTGGCGGAGCTGGGTCTACTGCCGCAATTGAATCTAGAATCAGTCAAATTAGAGCCGAGATTGAATCAACCAGTTCAGACTATGAAAAAGAAAAATTGCAAGAGCGACTAGCTAAATTAGCCGGCGGAGTTGCTGTACTTTATGTAGGTGCTGCGACGGAAGTTGAAATGCGAGAAAAGAAAGACCGGGTCGATGATGCGTTGTCAGCTACGAGAGCAGCGTTAGAAGAAGGAATTGTTCCAGGCGGCGGAGTAGCATTAATTCAATCAGAAACAGCGCTTGATGGTATATCTGGGGAGAACGAAGATCAGAATATGGGGATTGATATTATACGAAGAGCATTATCTGCTCCATTGATGCAAATTGTTGAAAATGGTGGTGGCAACCCTATGTTAATTGCTCATTTCGTACGACAAGGCACCGGATATGATGCTAGAACTGGAGAACATGGTGATATGATTGAAATGGGTATTATTGACCCAACTAAAGTTACAAGAACCGCATTAGAAAATGCAGCTTCGGTAGCATCAATGATTCTCACTACGGAATGTGTTGTAACACAAATCAAATCAGATGATGCTGGTAATATGCCAATGGTACCTGGTATGATGTAATTAATAATTCATTTTGGCTCTTAACATAACTTCGATGGGGGTTCATATGTTAAGAGCCAAAAAAAACTATAAAAAAATATGGCAATAACAATAATTGATATTGATGATTTCAATGGTGAGATCGTACGAGATAATACGACATATACTATACAAGACAACAATTTATTGCAAAATTTAACATTATCAAAAACTAGCCTGTGCGGAGGTAAATTTACAGCAGGACATAGTCACAAAGGATTGGATGAAGTATATTATTTTATTAAAGGAAACGGCATCATGCGAATCGATGATGAATATACTATAGTTGAACCGGGCAAGATTATCTTAGTACCTGGAGGCGCATTCCATCAAGTAATTAATTCAGATGATTCTCACCGATTGGATTTTATTTGTGTATTTCAAAAATATGATCGAAACGATTCATCAGCAACATATATTACTACATGATTATTCCTACAAACATATTTGTTAACAATGATACTGCGTATATTGTAATAGAAACACAGCCTGTTAGTAAATTCTGTGAATCTGGATCTGCAGAGCCAAGCCTGGATATTGTAAAATGTTATCGGGATTGGTGTTCTGCAGATCATGTTTTAAAACAGAATGATCGGTTTTTGTTTTGCGAAACCATTCAGGATGCTGAAGTTATTAATGAGGATACTGGATCGGCAGTTAATGAATAATTCAATATTTTATGTCAGCAATTAAACCTAATAAAAATTTCTATAATGAACCTCCGGATGTCATTAATATAAAGCCCCAGTATAGTTCATCTACAACTAGATTGCAACCGCACGTGGGATTGATACCAAATAAAAGATTGCGAGATGTATATGAACGATTCTTTAAAGAAAAAACTAATCAGACTGATTAGGATATTTATAAATAAAAAACAAATCTATGAAAACATTACTATCTTTAACTTTATTACTATTTGTTTCTCTAAACTCATATAGTATTCCAATAAAACCCAAACCCATTGCAGTTGCCACTATAGACTCAAACTATAGAGTTACAATTCCTGCAATACCAATACAACGATTCTACTATATAAACATTTCTCATTTATCTTTTGAAAATGAAGAAGAAGCAATTAAAATATTCAAATACTATCTTACAGCGAATTTAGTTACACCGGTAATTTACTACAAAGAAAAGTACATTATGCTAGAAATTTTAATAGAATACATTCCTGACGGTTCTGACCATACAGAATTGCAGTTTTATCTTGATCATCTAACAAAACCTAAATAAATCAATAAAAATATGAAATTATTAAAATCAATTTTACTGACAGTATTAGCTTTACCATTATTCTTTGGAAATGTTAATGCACAAATAGTAGGCAGCAATTGCTTTCTAATGGGGATCAACCAAGAAGTTGGAATTCATTCTAATGGATATGAAGGCACTTCACCTGGATCAATTCCTGCTCCCTTCCCAACTCATTATCGAGGGTTTACTTCACGTTTAGCGTTTTTATCTAATGCGGATTTGAGCGTCCCTTGGTCAACTTCTAACTATATGGGAGATGTAATTATGCCAGGTTCACCCGAAGGACGTTTCGGAATGGAGGTTGATGGGGTTACACAATTTAACAGTTCTGCGGCTGGATCAGGTATTACAAGTTTTGGTCTTTCAAACTATACGATTTACGGAAAATGTAAATCAGTAGATTGGGATGGAATCTACGCTGGTATCCAAATCAACATGAACTATATTATGGATACCACTAAAACGTATTACCGAATTATAATTACGTTGACGAACACCAATCCTATTGCTAAAAATAACGTGTTCTTTTACAAATCATTAGACCCAGACAACAATCAAGATGTTGGATGGGGATTTGCAACAACAAATACAATTGAAGCTAACCCAACACCTTTCTGCCCTAAATCATTGGTTTCGGCACTTTCTGTAAGTGGTGGTGATACTCCTGCTTGGTTTGGTTTAGGAGGAATCGGTGCTGATATCCGTGTATCTAGTGGTGGTTTCTTTGTTGAAGATGGTTCTGACGTTTATGATGGAACAGGTCCAATGATTGGTACGCCAGGTTATGTAACTTTTGCCGATCAAGCAATAGGTATTGCCCACAAAGATATATCTATTGCTGCTGGTGCTTCATCTCAATTTGAATTTGTGGTTGTTATGGCTGAGGCAGAATTAGAAGAAGCACTTTTAGCTCAATATTATTTAGATTATGATGGTGCCGATCCTTATGCTCTTTGTACATATGAAGTTGAACCTGATACATTATATCAAGATTGCGCTGGCTCAACTACCCTATCGCTCACTGGTCCAATGTTAGGTTCTTATACTTGGACTTGGACTGACGCTATTACTGGTGAAATTGTTGGAACAGGTCCAGAAATTGAAGTGACACCTGCTGGAACAACTCATTATATTTGTACCGGAGTGCCAATTGGTGATTGTTTTATATTAGATATTGTTCGTGAGGTGGTGGTAGTTGCAACAGGAATAGGTCCTGACATGGTAATTGCGCCAATCGGTCCGCAATGTGGTTCATTTGATCTGGGAGATTTAGTAATAACTGATTTAGAAGGAATCCCTGGAACTTTCATTGAATTTTACACTGAAGAGCCTGATGGTATAGATGACCCTACGGATATTTGGCCTGGTGGTCCAATTGGTCCAACAGACGAAATTTGGGTATTAATGGGAGATCCAACGGGTGGTTGTTATGATGTCGAGTTACTAGACATAGATT